TGGTTGCGCCTTCTGCCGTAACCGCTGCCGAAGTCGTGCCGCCGGTTGCAGTGCGCGAACCCGTTGTGAACTGCTTGATTGACTGAGACATATTGATCTCGTCGTAGCCCAACACGCCCGTGCCCATCATGCCGTTCTTAAACTGCTTGCTGATGGTATCAACTGGGTTAAACAGACCTTTCAAACCTTCGACCAGACCAGCGTTGGCAGCGGGGTTAACCGTTGCGTAGCGTGGGTTCATGACAGCGGCGTTCTCGTTCAGTTTCTGCTGCGCTTGCAAAAGAACCAACGAAGAAGCTGGAGTCGTTCCGGGTGTACCAACGGTGTTACCAATCGCCTTAAACGAGTTAGCAACGTCAGCGTCAATGCTAGAGGCCAACTGCGAGATACGCGGCTTGAGAACGCGCTCTGCGAAGTCATCCAACTGCATGGTCAATTCGGCAGAAGTAAAGTTCACGCCGATATGCTTTTGGGTCGAAACGGTCAGGGTGGTGAACTGCTCGTTGTCGTCCTGAACTTGCAGGGCAGCACCGTCAGTTACCAGAGCGCGGTCGGGCAGACGAATACGCAGGGTCGAACCGATCTTAGCGCCTTCAACAGCAAAGCTGTCGTCGTACTGGCGGTTGACGTTACGGGTAAGAACCAGATTGTTTTCCAAGATCTCCAGGGCCTTCCTGGTGATCATGTCAATCGTTAAAATGCTATTTGACATGGTAATTCCTAAAAGAAGTTAGCGATTCTGAGCTTGCCACTTCTTAGTCTGGCGCAGCCTTTCTGCTTCAATCCATTCCGATGCAGTCATGGTCTTGGTCGACCGAGGATCGGTCGTGTCATAACTCGGATTGCCTGAAGTTCTGGCGTTTACTGGACTAATCGGTGCGGGCGCGGACGTAGTACGTTTGACCGGGACATCGTTGGCTATTTTAGCCTCAATGCGTCCAATCTCCTTTGCTTGCAAAATCGGGCTAAGACGGGAAATGCGATCTGTCTCTTTTGGGTTGGACCCGAGGTAGTAAGCTACATCAGGGCCAGCATCAGAGGCTTGAATCGCTTGCGCCATCACGGTCGTGATCTTAAGAGTTGGGTTGTACGCGACTTGTTCAAAGTCATCGTACTTGGACCGAGCCTCTTCTTCACGCTCGTGATATGCCTCAAGAATCTCCGCTTGTTGCTTTTGCTGTTCGCGCTGCTCGATTAGCTTGATTGCTTTGGCTTCTGCATACGCATCAACCGAATCAAACTGATCTGCTGGCGGGACATCAACGGCAACGGGCGGCGGTGCTTGACGCTCACGCTCCCACTTTCGCTGTTCTCTTGCGAGACGTTTCTGGATTGCTGCATCAAGTTCCTCTTGCGAGAAAGTCTTGGGCGCAACTTCCGGCGTATCTACTGGTTCCGGAGCCGCCGTGGCTTCCAGTTCCGGCGCGGGCGCTACTTCCGCTTCAATCGCTACTTCTTCGGACATTTTGAATCCTGAGATTCCCCGGTGATCCGCGCCGGTACGGTTATATTACATTATTCGGTTGGAACTGCAACCCAAGAAGTTGTTGCCTCGTCCCAGTTGTAACGCTGACCATCAGTAGGCATTGGGACAGGAGCATCCCACAAGCAAGTAGACTCGTTTAGAACCCAAGACGAAAGCGGTTGTGGCGGGATAAAAGCATCACGGGTTGCGTCGTAGGTAAAACCAATGCCAGCGTAATTTTTGCGGAACCCATCTAGACGAGTGCGTTTGCACACTTGACCACGAAACTCACCGTACCACTGCTCCCAGTCGGTGTTGTCAGATCCTTGGTCTTTGCCGGGAATGACTTGCGTTACAACATTGTTTTCATTAAGGAAAGCGTAGTAATCCATGATCATTACCAAGTAATTGTGCCAGTGCCGGCAGTAAATCTGTAAACGCGATAGCCAGATCGAGTTGGCTGATTGTAAGTTAACCCGCTAATGGTTGCAGGAACAGGATAAGTGTCGGGGTAAGCAATAATTACAACCCCATCCCCACCTTTCCCACCATTACCATTAGCTCCCGCGCCGCCGCCGCCGCCGCCTGTGTAATCTGTTCCCGCTACTCCAGAGGTTCCATTTGTACCCCCGTTTCCACCACTAGGAGACGAACCTCCAGCGCCTCCAGTTGCATAACCGCCGCCACCGCCGCCGCCAGCGTAATTAACTCCTGTGCCAGTTATTGACAAAGAGGCTCCGGTTCCTCCATATCCTCCGACTCCAGATGCCGGCACAGATGCGTCTTGACCAGCTTGCGAATAACCCCCGCCACCTCCACCTCGCGCAGAATTTGCCCCTGCGCCGCCATTAGATCCTTGGCTTGGTGATGTGCTTGGAGTATTTCCAGCGCCTCCACTTGAGGCTACCGCACCTGCGCCGCCGCCGCCCCCAGAACCACCTGAGTTACCCGATCTAGAAGCCGTTCCTGAGAATGCTCCACCACCACCGTAGCCGCCACCAGCAGATTCAATGGTGGAAAACAAAGATAAGGAACCTTGAGTGCCGTTAGTTGGTGCGCCTCCATTAGGAGTCCCGCCAGCGCCGCCGCCTCCAACAGTTATTGAGTAGGCAGTCCCAGCCGTAATAGTTAAAGAGCTAGTTCTATACCCGCCAGCAGCGCCACCCCCGCCGCCCTCTCCATCTCCAAAACTTGTTGCAGAACCGCCACCACCACCACCTGCGACCACAAGATAGTCAACAGGAATGGTTACAGCGGCAGGCTTGCCACCCAACACAGCAAGCATAACCCCACTCATGACACGTTGCCCGTCAGGACGCAGTTAGTGGCGTCAATAAACAAAACGGTGCAAACGCCGCGAATTGCAAGCGTTGCGGAAGTCACGGTTGTATCGCTTCCAGCAATTTTAGTAGTTATTGCAGAACAAGTAATTGTCTTGGTGCTCCCCGAATTGTTGTACAGAGAGATGGCATCCCCTGCCGCAAAAATGGAAGGAGGAATCGTTATCCCAGCAGACAAAGATACAACTTTGCCTACGTCTGCGGCTACAAGCGTAGTGGTTGTAGAACTAACGGGAATATTTAAATACCCAAGCGTAGCTGCGTCTAAAGTAGGCAGCGTCTGGGTAATTGTGCTTGACGTATTTGCCGACTGCAAAACCGAAGTACCGGCCCCGCTGGCATTACCTTGAAGTTTGATTGCGCTCATGATTGTTCCTTTAAGCAGCGATGAGCCAAACTTGGCCCGTAGGGACGGTTACGGCAACACCTGTTGCCACGGAGACAGGCCCAACGCTAAATGCGTTAGATCCTGCCGTTACAGAGTAATTAGAACTGATTGTCTGGTAAGACTCAAGGACAGGACCGCCACCACCACCACCAGCCGGTGTTGCCCAAGTGCCGTCGCCGCGCCAGAAGGTTGAGCTTGTTGCACCCGTTCCGCTATTGAGATTTGTAACCGGCAAATTGCCAGTTACATCAGCAGATAATGATACCGCCCCAAACGTCGGAGCGCCTGACGCATTACCGTGCAATACGGTTGTCGTGGTTCCCGTGCTTGCAAGAACTGTTGGGGCGTTTCCAGCGCCGCCGCCAACAACCAAAGCATTTGCAGTTAGTGCGCCGCTAGATGCCCATGCCGTCCCGCTAGAGAAATATGGAATGCCACCAGACGTTCCGGCAATCGTAAACGCCGGGGTTGTCGTTGGAGTGCCCACGGATACAATACCGCCGGTCCAGCCAACGCTTGTAACCGTGCCAGTCCCGCCAGCATAAGCAAGCGAGTTCCACGCAGTAGTGCCGTCACCAAATTTTTGCTTTTTAGTGTCGGTTTCAATGCCAACCTCACCAGCGGCAAGCGTTGGATTGGCCGCTGTCCATTGGGCAGCAGTACCGTTTCTGATCTGAATTTGCACCGGCATTATGGTGTTCCCCCGTCAATTGGCGATATGGCAGCATAAGTAGACGATGGTGTGCCGCCATCAAGATTTGGACTTCCACCGCCGCCGCCACCCGCAGCCCACGACAGATTTCCAGACGCATCCGTTTTTAAGAAATAATCAACAACAGGCGCTGTTGGCCAAGTGTATGTTGTAGTACCGGCAGTTGCTTGAGCGGCAAACCCAACGTAACCAGAAGTTGACCCTTGGATTCTGATTGGCTTGAAAGACTGAAGCGCGGTAGCGTTTGACGCAAGAACACCGCTGCCCCCAATCTGAAAATTATACTGGTTAGCCGTTCTGTCGTAAGACAGAAAGTCGTTAGAATCAAAAGATATTACTGGGTTTGACGAAGACAATGCCAAATTGTAGTTGGCATCAATCGTGTATTGCGTCGCCGTTATCGTACCTGCGGTGAAGTTTCCGCTGGCATCGCGTTGAACAAGGTAGTTGGCGGTATTTGCGTCAGAGGCATTTACACCAATAACAGGCGCAGATGACGTCCCGGTATTGGTAACTGGAGATGTAACGCCTACGCTGTTTACACCTCCGGGCGCTGTATCCCAAACTGCCGTTGCACCAGTCGATTTGAGGAACAGCCCCGCAGTACCAATAGCCAAACGGGTAGCAGCGTTGGTTCCGCTACCAACAATCAGATCGCCAGCAGTAGTAATTGGCGACAACGCATTGAACGCATCAGAAGCGTTATTCTGACCCGTACCACCGTTGGCAATTGCAACAATCCCGCTGACGTTTCCAGCCGTGCCAGTCGTGTTTTGGTTAAGCGTTGGTACGTCCGTTGCCTGAATCGTAGACATCAGCACGTTTGTGCCGTTGCCACGCAAGTACGAACCAGACGTTGTAGCACCAGCCAACGCATTGATCGCGGCTTGTTGCGAGCTTGCGCCAGTACCACCGTAGGTAATACCTACCGTGCCAGACGTAATCTGCGAGCCAGCAATTGCAATGTTGGTGTTTGCCGCTGCGGTTAGCTGACCTTGAGCGTTTACCGAGAACGTAGGAACCTGCGAGCCACTACCATAGCCGCCAGCCGTAACTGCCGTGTTGGTGATGCTGAACTGGTTGGTGGACAGCGACAGGCCGGTTCCGTTGGTGTAAACGGTAGAACCAGACGCAAACTGCGTGAACACCAAACTCGTCGTGCCAACCGTGATCGGCAGCGGGGTGGTTTGCACCCAAGACGTATTGGCGTTAGTGGTTCCGGCAGTAATCAGGAAGTAGTTACCAGAATTGATCTGGTTGTAACCACTACCCGACGTATTCATGTCGGTCGCACGAGTCAGCACAAATGGGGTAGACCCATCGCCAACCGTAGTTACAGTATAAACTCCGTTCTGTAGCGCAGATGCTTGATTCTTAACAAGAATCCGGTTGCCAACGCTAGGCGTTACTGAGTCAACCGTCAGCGCACCGTTAGCCGTTGCGGTCAACGTAGCGCCAACACCGCTTGATCCGTTGTTGTACGTTACGGTAGCAAGCGCAGCAGTCGTTGCAAGATTACAAGACGCATGGAATGTCAGACCAGCAGCAATTGAGTCAACGTAGGTCTTGTTGACCAGATCGTTGGCGCTGGTTGGTGCAGTTGTAATCTGACCAGTTGACGTTGAAAGTGCAGTAAAAGCACCCGTGGATGGCGTGGTAGCGCCCACAGTCGTACTGTTGACCGTGCCGCCGGTAAACGATCCACCCGTTACCGTTTTGCCCGTAAAGGTCAGCGCAGACGGCAATGAAATTGTGACCGCTGACGATCCGGTTGCGGTGACTTCGTTTGCAGTACCGGATACGGTCGTGACTGGCGCAGATCCGCTAGATACAGCGGTCAACCGACCATAAGCATCAACCGTAATACCGGGGTTGGTGTAAGTGCCAGGAGTTACCGTGGTGGTCGCAAGACTAATCGTGCCGCTGGTGGTAATTGGCCCACCAACCAGCCCTGCGCCCGTGTTAACGGTAGTTACAGACCCCGACCCACCGACAATGTAGCTAACCGCAACTTTCTTGGTTA